AGCTGCACGATCGCTGCCGAGATCACGGTCGCCATCAGACCGATCTTCGCGGGCTCCTCGATGAGATCGAAAAGACGATCGAGAAGCCCTTGGCTGCCCTGGACAACCGCTGTCGCTCCCTCCGTGACCGCGGCGCCCGTCGCCTCGCCCGCTTTCTCCGCCGCCTTGATCTGCGCTTCCTGGACGGCGGGAGCTCCTCCGGCGGCGGCACCGGTGCCGCTGAATAGATTACCGATCATGGCGAAGAACCCTGTTACGACGCCGCCCAGGGCGGTCGCGATCGGACCACCAGCTATGAAGAGGGCGGCCCACGGAAATCTCTTGAACATGCGTGTGACTGCTCCGAAAAGAGCGCCAGCAAGATCAGGCAGATTCTTGAGAACACTCTCTGCTGCGTCCTCAAGTTTAACGAGAAGCCCGGCGAAAGGTGAATTGCTACCACCTGCTCCTGCAGCAGTGTTGGTAAACATCTCAGATAGAGACTTGGTCCACTTCGGCATCTGATCAGCGAGCCACTCAAGGCTTCCAACAAGAATCTGGAGCAACGTCTCGCCGATCTTGTCGATCATCTTGGCCATCCCCTCACCGTCGAATCCGAAGGTTTCAGAGATCGTATCGAATATTCCGCCCAGGAGATTCTTCGTTGCCTCGATGATATCGCCCTCTCCGAAAAGCACTTTCGTGAATTCCTCCACTTTTTCTGCGATCTTGACGAACATATCACCGATCTTTACCAAAAATGATATCGTCTTGTTGTCCGCGCCGTCCGGTGGAAAGAGCTTGTCGAAAAGTGAGGATCCAATCCTAAATCCTATTGCTGCAACTTTCTCGAGCGATTTAGCGAGAGCCATCAGGGTTGGTAGAAGCTTTTGTCCGAATCCCGCTGACATTCCCTTGAAGAACGCATCGATGAATCCGAGGAACGGACCAAGATCCTTGATGATGTTGGGGATGTTATCGAGAACATCACCCATGACCTCCTCCATCGTCTTCTGCTTCTTCGATGCAACCTCGGCGCCCGCTGAGATCTCATCGTAGGACATTGACATGCCCTTGGACGAGAATGCAAGGAGCGCCTGCTGCTCGGTAAGACCAGCAGTGTCAGCGAGCAGCTTCCTCTCCTGACGGCTCATCGAGTCGATCGAGCGACCCGTCGCCATGAAGGCACGCTGCATCTCCTGGAGTCTTGGGCCGACCTCCATGCCCATCATCTTGAGCGGGTCGAGAACCATTCCGAATCCCTGGGCGAGCTGCGCGGCAGCCTCAGCGCCGCCCTCGAACTCGTCGAACTTATCAACGAGACCCGTCAATTCGGTGATTTCGATGCCTAGCTTACGGGTGAAGACGGCGGCCTTCGTCATCTCCTTAACGTAGTCGCCCGTCATCCGACCGAGAAGCCTGAAGTTGGAGAGCGCCTTTCCAACGTCCTGCCCGAGAACCTTCGTTGAGATCCCAAACTGCTTGCCGATCTTGTTGACAGAGGCCATGATCTCACCGCTGAACTGCTTCAGGCTCTTACCTGAGAGCTGCGAGAGGACGGCAGTCTGCTTGAGTGCCTCGGCGCTGAAGTTGAGACCCTCCTTCAGGAGGTAGAGGTTATCTGCGGCGTCGTTGAACTGCTGACCCAGGATGTCGAACACAGATCCGAGATCCTCGGTGAGACCCATCGCGATTTCGAGTCGTTTTTCAGCCGCCTCGAACGGGTCGAGTGGAAATTTCGCTGCGAACTGGTTCGCATTTGCCTGCGTTGTTTTAAGAGTGCTGCCCAACTCCCTGTAGACGGTGAGAGTTCTCCTTGATGTATTCTCGTTGAAACTTCCGAACTTCTCCCTGACACGTTCCAGTGACTGGGCGAGCTGGAGCATCTTCTGCCTGACTTCCTCGGCTTTCTGGATGATCATCTCCCAGATGCCCATACCCGCACCGAACAACGCGGAGACTGGATTGGTGAACGCTGTTGTTAGGCTGTCGATGTTGATGCCGAGCAGCTTGAACCCTTCGGTGAACCCATTTGAGATCTTCGCGAACGCGTCCTCACCGATGAAGCCCTTGATCGCGCCCGTGAAGCTGTCGAACGCTCCCTGCGAGCTCTGGATCGAACGTGTCACCTGCTCGTTCGAGCTGGCCATCGAGTCAGCCGAGGTGCTGTAATCCTCAGCAGCCTTCTGCGCTTGACGCGTCATACCCGCCTGCCCCTCGAGGGCGCCCTGGATCGCTGCGAGCCGATCGTACTGCTGCTCGAGGAGGGTGTTCATCCTCTGCATCAGTTCGATCTGCGTGCTCAGCAGATCATTGCTCGCCGTGGTGGGTGGAGGGGGAGGGGTGGTTGATGGCATCTATCGCGGGACTCTCATGGATTATGTATTCCGCGTGAAAAAAATCAGAAACGCCAATCGCTCCCAAGAACCCTCTTAAATTCAGAAGCGGCGCGGCGACGCTCCTCCATCATGACATTCACGGCGTCAATTGTTGCGGTCTCGTTGCACAGCGCTTCGTAGAAGCGACGGGACGCGAGAGTTGCTCGCCTGATGGCACGAACCTGCTCGGGATCGCCGCTTAGGCTTGGGGGCTCTCCACCCTCAAGTATGAATCGTCCAGCTGCGCTGAACACTTCGGAAAGAATTTCGTCGTTTCTCTTGGACATCTAGATTATCTCCTGACGCTAAGTATTACGTGAAGCGACGAAGCCGCGCAGGGGTCTCACCGCGATGCATTCCCATCAGAGCCCGCGTTTGAGCGTCGTTCTGATGGGCAGCGCGCGTAGGCGTATTCTCCTTCTCACTGCTACGGGTGAGCTCCTTGTTGAGTCGCTTGATGAACCACGTCCGGTACTGCACCGGGATGTTGTAGCACTCCCAGTAGCTGAAACCCATGTAGTACATCAACGCGAAGCTCTGCTCCAGAAAGAGCTCACGATCCTCAGGCGTCAGGCCAAAAAAAGCTGGCACCCAGCGGAACCCGCACCTCACTCTGCTCCCCGCAGGCTGAGCAATCGAACTCGCCCTTCATCTCGATTCCAGGTTCATTCGCCTCGATGTGCTTGCGAAGGGCCATCGAATCGCGGGCGGGCATGCTGCGGATGAAGCCGTTGATCAGCCCGCGCTCGGTCTTCCCATCGATAGCAACGATCGAGTACTGGAGACGGGTGGTGACGATGTTGTCGGCGATCGCGCCCTGCTTCTTGCTACGCTCCTGGATCGTGGCGATCTCCTCCTCATCCTTACCCGTGAGGAACTTGAAGTGCACAGCTTTCTTCGTTACAGGAAGCTTGAACTCAAAGACATTCTGACCCTTCGAGGCAGGCTCGATCTCGAGGCGTTTGATCGGCATATCAGCGAGGTTGAACTCCTGCTTCGAGCGAGTGTTGCACCTCGGACAGTCAGCCTCGACAGCGTACTCGGCACCGTAGCCCGTGATACGAAGGGCAACCATGATGGCGTTACGATCGCCAGCGATCATGTCCTGCACCTGGATCCGCTTGTCCGTGAGGCAGCTCTTGATGAGCTCGGTGATGACAGTGCCCTTCTTGATGAGGGCGCGGCTCGTCAAAATGTCCTCCTCACGTGCCGTCATCGCTCGAATGTCGACCGTCTCCTTGCAATGGATGGGGGACTCGGGGGGATACACCAACCCGTTCGATGGGAGGGGAATCGACTCAACCGGAACCTCGAATCCGAAATCATCACGCATGACATCCTTTGTCTGGATGCCCGCTGGTACCGCCCCACCGAAGAGAGCGCTGCGATCTGTCTCACCTGCCACGTTATTGACTCCTAAAATCTGCTATAGCAATTCTCAGCAGATCTAGGGGCAAGTAAAAAAATCACGGATCAAAGTTGAGGGACGGATGCTCATCACCGTGGCATCGATGGCAGAGAACCTCAGCAGGTGGCGCGTGCTCAACGTGCCAGTCGATCACCCGCTCGACCCAGGCGGCCTGCTCCTCCCAGCTGATCTCATCCGACGTGGGGGCGCACTGGTGGATGATCTCAGCCATCCGAGTCGCGCTGTGATGGACGTGGAGATCGTCGACCGAGCCGCAACGCTCGCACCTGAACCCTGCAAGCTGCAGGGCTGGGAACTTCCAGAGCTTGTAGAGTCGCGAGCTGCCGTGGCAGAGTGTGCTGATCGTCGATGTCCCGCCCTTCCACTGCGGATGAGCCGAGCCGGTGAGCGGGACGATGATGCCGGTCTGCCAATGCCTCGTCATCATTTCTGACTTTCTCTTTCTTTCTTTATCAGAGCCGTACGCACTTTCGCATAACTTCGCGAAATCGGAATCATTTTCTTTCGTTTTACCTCGATTCCACGGATCACGACCCCATCGCTCTTCTTTGCGACGAGTTTCGAGGCTCTTAGCCAACGCAGCCTTATTATTTCCCCAATTATTCTTGACACGAGACGCGTGCCCAAGAATGTATTCCGAGAACCCCTTCTGAAGCGAGTTGAACTTTGTCGTCGTCCCACACCCACAACCACACGTGGGCTCTTGACCGCCAGGAATAAACAAGCTCACGTAGAGATCACGCGCGGTGATTCCATGGCGTTTCTGACAGTGAATTCGAAGTGAATCCAGGTTATCGGTCGAATAGTCTACGCAAGAAGGGCACTTAAAAGAAATCTGGTCCATGATAGTAAATATACCATGGACCAGACAACTTATCAATTCGACAAAATATTTTGTCGAATCCTCACGTCAATATTGTAGAACACAGTTGTCAAAGCGGAGATCGAGCTGGATTTCCAGGAGATCGTCGCCATCGTACGCGAGCTCACCGAAGTTCGCTGATGTGATGAAGGCGCCCTTGATGTCCCAGAGCTCGATGACCGTACCGACCGGATCGATGAGCTTCAGCTGGCAGTCACGCTTGTAGAAGTCAGCGTAACCAGCGCGGCCTGACACGCTCTCGAAGTGGGTGCGGATCCACTCCATCACCTGCTGCGCACCTGACGGGGCAATCGCATCGTAGAGCGTGACCGAGAGGTTGTCGAAGGTCGTCTTTCCAGCGATGTAACGACGTGAGTTGATCCATGGGATCTCTTTCTCCTCGGTCTTCACGCTCGGGCGCTTCGTAGACTTGATGAGGTAAGCATCGATGCCCTCGATTGAGAAGACCCATCGGTTCTTCTTCTTAGGCTCGAACTTGTTGGGTAGCATATCGGTGACTGAGAGTGTCTCGGCCATGTTGTCTCCTGTTCCTTAACTATTGTTGTAACTTCAAAACATCAGAAGCTTGCGGCGTTTTTCGCCTCAAACTCGAGAGAGACGAACTCGGCCGAGCGGGTCGGCTGCAGGAAGATCTTCCCGCGGATCGTGTTATTCTCGATATCAGCCTGGGTGGTCGTGGTTGTGTCGATCTGCACGCGGTATCTCTCAACACCGCGCTGAGCCTGCACCTGCTTCATGATGGGTGTCACGAGAGCGTTGAAGCGCGCGATCGTTGACTCGCGGCTCGGCTCGAAGAGCAGGCTGTAGGCAACCTGCTTCACCCGACGACGAACCTCGATGAGGAGTCGACGAACGTTGACTCGATCAAGGGCGGAGCCCGCCGCGAGGGTCGTACGCTGCCCGAAGATCGCGATGCTCGCTCCGGGGGTCGCCACGATTGGGTTGATACCTGCATCATAGACTGTATCGACGTTCGTGGAGAGAAGCTTCACGACGAGCTCGGTCACCGATGCGGGCATCGTCGTGCGGACGTAACCAGCCGGTGCGTTCCAGGCGAAACCGATCGCATCGTTCTGGGCGTACGCGCCGAGGACC